ATTTCCGGGTCGTTCCACTCACGCCGAGTGGCGACGAGATGTTCTCCCAAGACTGGCCGGGAATCTACCATAATGGTGGGAGCGTGGTTTCATTTGTCGATAGTCACGTTGAGTTCAAAAGATGGCTTGAAGAAGATACAAAAAATATTCCACTAGAAGCCGGTTCCCCGACCTCGATGAACAGTCGCATGGTTTCCACAGACAACCGTGATCTGGCTTGGTTGCGGGAACGAGCCACCGTGCCAGACCCGAATACGCACAACTGGTTTAGTTTTATGGGAGGCATTGGGCGATACCACCGTGACGGGAACGTGCGCGATGTTGGCGGCAAAAAGTATGTTTCCTGGGCATGGTTCTGGAATAGCAGTTGGTGAAGAGCAATTTAACAAACACGGGATGAGAGTGTGGGAGATAATGGACTTGGACATAGCGAAAGTGATGGGCGCTTGGACGCTGGGTGTTGGGAACTGGGTGTTGAGAATCGACACCGTGCTGCACATAACCGTGAGTTGTTTGAGCATCGTGTACATCAGTTTGAAAATTTTAGAGTGGTACAAACGGAAAGACAAATAGCATGGAGAAAATAAGTGGAAAAAAAACGTACGCTATGGCTGCTGGGGCGATAGCCGTGGCGGTCGGGACGTGGCTGCAAACGCCGGAAACAATGCCGTTATCGACAATGATTCAGATCATAATAACGTCGCTGCTGGCGTGTTTTTTGCGGAGCGGCGTGAAAAAAGCTGAATCCGCTGCGAGCGAATAACGGCGAAGCACCATGCCGGACATCCAAATCAGTTCGTCGGATGAGTTATCGACGGGTGTATCTTTAAGGCCCGCAGACTTTCATAATCTGGTCAACAACGCCACCGTGCAATCGGGGGTGATTGGCGACAAGACGGCGACGACCACGATGGAAGCGTCGGATGAGTTGCTGCTCAAGCAATCCAGCAGCAGCGCACTTCGCAAAGTCACTTGGGCCAATTTGGCGTCAGAAGTGTCGGCTGATTTCGCATTGAGCGCTGACAGCGTTGACGAGACGAAGTCTGATTTTTACACCGACTGGGAGTCTGCCAGCCACGGAGCGAGTGGCAAAACAAAAGACCGTTTAGTGACGGCTGGGTTCTTGCCGGTGGCCAAGTTAGCCACGTCGCAGCATCCGGTGATTGATGTGATGGCGTACGGTGCGTTGGGCGACAATCTGGGAACGGTTGTGGCGCAATGGCTGACTGGCGGCACATATGATCGTGGGTACACCAACTTGGCTGGCATACAAGCGGATTATCCGTGGGTAGAGTCGTTGTTTGACACCATTGACTTCGCGGCGTGCCAAAAGGCGCTGGATGTTGCTTGGCAGCTAACCAAAGCGACATACGGCAAAGCGGAGAACACGTCGGCTGGCGGGTTACTTGGGCAAGACAGCACCGACAACGAGTTGACCAAGACGGGTACGGCGCGTTCGGTGACGGTGTATTTCCCGACTGGCTGGTACAAGACCAACAAAACACTAATTGCCCCCCCACGGGTGACCATCAAAGGTGATGGCGGCAAGCACACGACGATCCGTTACACGGGTGATCGGTACGACAACGCCGGTATCCGGAAAACGTCTGGGTACACCGACTCAATCACTATTGGCGCCACGGCGTACACATTGGCGCGGGTGTTGGATGACAAGAAGTGGAAATACTACAACGACAACGTCGCTTATAAGCTACCAAAGCGCCGTGACGGGATGCACGCGATCATGCTGGTTCGTGACAATTTACCGTACACGCACGCCACGGTGACGCTGGGGTTGTATAACGGGGTGGCTACGGTCACATCCACTCAATCAACCGGCCCGACATCCGCATCATTTGCGGTGAACAACGGTGCTGGCTACGCTGATGGCGCGACATCGATTGCGTATGACGGGGCCGTGTTCGCGAGCGGCACTTCTATCCCGTCGGGCAGCGTACTCTACTTTGAAAGGGGCAGTAAATACACGACGAACAAAATTTTGACTGCAAGCGCAACACCGGCTACTGCTGATTCTGGTGGTGCATTATCTGTTCCGGAGAGCGGGTATTTTCAGACGGGTATTATTGACAACGAGAAGTTCTACCAAGAAGCAGAACTAACAGTTGGAAGCCACCAACGAATTTATCCATACACCCGAATCAAGTTCTCTGGTGTTGGGGTTGGCGTGTTTGTGGTCACGGTTGATTCGGCAGTAGACGCCACGCCGCTCAAAGGATATGTGGAGTCCGGAACCATCGCCAGCGGGAATGTCGGCACAATTGACATCTACTCGCAGGGGTACAATCCGACTGGAGCGGAGCAAGACGGTGATGAGGGTCTTGGGGATGCTCCATCTGGGAATATACGCGTCCACGATTACGACGGGGAGATTAGCGGCATTCAGTTCAGCAGCTTGGTGCGGGATAACGGCATCGGGTTATGGCTTCCTGGTTATCAGCACGACAACATTCGTTACAACGACTTGATTTTCAAGGGCTACGGATCGTTTGATAAAGACACGCACATAACCGAGACAACGCCGCGCATGTCCACCAAGGGGATGATCGGCTGCATGTTGAACAACGGGAGTAGCGGGCTGGCGCGTTGTTACGGTAAGAATTTGCATTGGAGTAACTGCACGTTTGAAGCGTGTTACGTCGGGTTATTGTTCGCAACCGGCAAGGGGTGTCGTGTTGACGGCAACCAGATGTGGGACAATCGGTTCTGCATTCGCATGGGCGGGACGAACCATTTGATAAGCAACAATCGCGTTGACAACTACAACAGCGAACCCGGTGGCACGACTGACTACATCCCGTTTGGGGTGGGTGAGAACGCGTTTTATCTGCGTAAGCCGGTTGGTTGTGTGATTAGCTCCAATTCGATCAACCAGAACATACGGGCGATTGAACTGGTTGGTAGCTCTTCAACGTCCATCATAGGCAACGCAATTTCAGTTCCAGACCCGACCGGAAGAGCGGGAACGGACAGCGACTACACGGCGGTTCATGGTTTCATACTAAAAGCGACTTCGCTCCCGTACACCGTTGTGGACGCGACATGTGTCACGACAAACACCAGCGTGACGGTTACATGCACCGCCAGCGCGGAAATCAAGGTGGGTCAATCGGTGTCAGGGACGGGGATTCCGACCAGCCCAGCCACCACGGTTGCGACCGTCAATACTGCCGGTGCGGTCACGTCGCTCACATTGAGCCAAGCGGCCACGGTGAGCGGCTCTGGTGTCACGCTGACGTTTTCAACATCGTCCATTAAATACGGATACACAGGCGAGTCGCAGATGAAGACGCACAATTCCGGACTGATGGTCACCGGGAATTCGTGGGCGCACACGAACTATGTTAACTCCACCAAATCGCCCGTCTGGTTGGATCACACGATAGATTACGGATTAAGTTTTGAAGACGCTACCGGCGACACGCACAGCAACACAACGGTGGACACCATTGCGACAAGCGGAAAGATTGCGGTTGGCCAGTACGTCACGGGGTCGGGGATTCCGGCTGGGACGACCGTTGCGACAATTTCGGGCGGTTCTGCTGGGGCGGTCACGGCGTTCACATTAAGCCAAGCGGCCACAACTTCGCTTACTGGTGTCACGCTTACGTTCGCGCCGGTATATATTGTGTACGGGGCGGCTGCTGGAAACGGTTTTCAGCCGACAGCCCCGTTGACGGCGATAAACACTTTGAAAGTGACGAAGACTCGGAGTTCAGACGGAACTGAAACCAGCACCGCCACGTCTTCATCAACATTTGTAGCATCGTGACCAAGTCCAACATAGCAAACTACGTCGGCGAAAAAGTTCATAGCACGGACGACGACAGCCAAGCCGTTTTCAAGACGTTTGTGGATCGTCGGTACGAGATGCTTTGGAACGCCGAGTTATGGCGTGAGTCGCTTGGGACGTATTCAACGACCGTCAGTTCCGGATCAGACATTATTGAGCTAACTCTCGACATGGATTTTCCGGTGTCGGCGTACTGGGACGAGCGCGAGATCACTCCGGTGGATTACCAGCGCGTGTTCCAGATGAATCCGGCGCTACTCGCGGAGAGCGGGACGCCCACCGATTTCATTGTGCTGTCAAAAAGTGTCAGCGCCAGCGGAACGCGTCCGCGCATCCAGCTAATACGCGTGCCAGACACGACAAAGACGCTGTTAGTGCTGGGCAAGCTGTACGTGACGCCGCTTGGTGACAACGACAGTCCGACATTGAGCGGCATCGACAATGCGCTTGTGGCGTTTGTGGAAGCGGATGCGCTTGAATATTTGCAGCAGTACGCCAAGGCACAAGCCAAGCTGCAAGAAGCGGCGGCTCATTTGCAACTGATGCGCGACATTGAAAAGCACCAGAGTGCGCGTGTGCAGCAGTTGGTTCCGGATGTTGAAGCCGCTTGGGGATACAATGATTTCAACTGACAATGCCCCGATACGCGTCCAACTTGCTTGATGAACCGCTGATATTCGACAACTCGATTTCGTTTATTGGTGGTCAAGTGAGTGGTGTCCGTCCGAATCTTCTCAACGCCAACCAGTTTAGTGACGGCAAAAACGTGGATGTGGACACGTTCGGCACGGTCGCCACCCGCAAGGGAACGCTGAAATTCCCATCAACGGCGCACTCAACAAACATACAGGGTCTGGCGTATTTCGATAACCCAACGCAAACGGTGGAGCGTCTGGTCAGCGCGACTGGCGGCAACTTGTACCGCTGCGACTTGTCTGGAACTAGCTGGACGCAGTTGACGGGCGCGGAAAACACCGTCCACGCAACCAACCAAGTGGATTTTGTGCAGTTAGTGGACAAGATGTTTGTGTGTGACGGGGCCAACCCGATGCGTATGATCACGAATGACGCCAACAGCACAGTTCCGAGCGAGCATGGTCTGGCGTTCACAAGCGCGACATCACACACGAACCGTTTGTTTGGTTTTGGCGTGTCCGGCCAACCCAATGACGGGTTATGGGCGTCCGACATACTGGACGGCACAACGTGGAACTTGACCACCAACCAGATACGGATCGGTGGACATAGCGGCGACCCAATACGAGCGCTGCATTCGTGGCACAATTTCCATCTCCTGGTTTTCAAGGAGCGCAGTCTTTACATTGTCAATACAGACCCGTCGCTGTTGATAGCTGCCAACTGGGAGATCAAGAAGATCAGCGACCGATTTGGCTGCGTCTCACGCCGCACGGTGGCTGAAGTTGGTGGTGATTGCTTCTTCTTGTCGCGTTTTGGCGTGATGAGCATCGGTCAGATAATGAACGGAGCGCAGACGATTGTTGAGCCGGAGCCGATCAGTACGCCGATACGGGACTGGATCGAGAAGATCAACTGGTCGAAAGCGCACACGGCGTGCGGCACGTTCTGGGGAAACCGTTATCTGTTATCCGTTCCGATTGGTTCGGACACACCCAATTACACTTTCGTCTTCAATACCGTGACACGTTCGTGGACTGGCTACTGGACAAACTGGACGCCCACGGTGTTTGCCGAGTCCGCGTTTGCGGGTGATCTGCGGATGCACTTTGGGCAGACGGACGGCAAGGTGCTGAAATGGCTGGAGTATGTTGCTCAAGATGACGAGACGGACAGCACCTACAAAGATGACGGCTCGTTCTATCCGTCCCACATCACGACGCGTGCATTTGTGTTTCGCGACCAGATGAACGACAAGATTGGGCGTAACGCCGAGTTTGAATTTAACAAAAGCCGCGCAAACGTGGACGTATTCCAGACGCGTGACGACACCAGCAGCGAGCAACAGCTAAACCCGTCCAGCATTGACACGTCGGAAGGCGTGGGGATCACGCTGGAAAACACGTTGCCGTGGGTCTTTGGTGATGACGCGGTGATTCGTCGCGCATTTAGCACGGTGGCGAAAGGGACGTTCAACGAGGTTCAGTACCGTGTGTACGCAGCGGGGAACAAACTGCAACTGCGCGGTGTAAAAGCCAGCGCCATTGTCATGGGACTGGACGCAGAAAAGCGGTAGCATATGATGTGTTATAATTTTAGCTATGGAAATAATCGACAGTCTGGTGGTGGTGCGTGCGTTGAAAGGCACGGACGAACTGGTGAAGTTGAATGCGGAAGCGGGATGGGACGACCACACGCCGGTTCTCCCAACTCACGTATTCGAGAAGTCGGGGGAGTTGGCGGGGTACGCCAGCGTCGGGGCGTTGACGCCGGTAAACACATGGTTTCACACTAAAAGAATGAAAGCGAGAGATAGCATAATAGCGATCAGTTCACTAGAGAACATGGTGAGGTGCAACGGGGGCGCGGGGCTAATTGTTCCGCTGTCGGATGAATCCCCGTTTTTGTCGGTGATGGGGCGGTTTAACTATACCAACATCGGTCGGGCAAACTTGATGGTGAAAGTTTTTTGATATGGGATGTAGCTCACCAGACCCACCAGACTACGCGGGCGCTAATAAAGCCGCAATTCGGGAAGATTTCAGGACAATACAAGCGCGAAAGCGGATCGAGAGATTAGCCGTGCTTGGCGAAGCCGGGACGTATAAAGACCCGTGGACGGGCGCAGAGAAGGAAGTTGATTTCACCGGCATCGGCGACATCGACATGTCCCGCGCCAATCTTGATTACTACATCGAA